GTTCGTGCGCTATCGTGTGGACGTACAACGCCGACCGGCAGACATCCGGTGCGTGGCGTACAAACCTGAGGTGGAATGATGGCGCATCTAACTGACCGGCTAGTGACGGAAGGCGATCTCAAAGAGGTTTTGGGTATCGCTGACGCTGACACGACTGATGACAACCGGTTGACGGTGGCTGCGGACGCAGCGACCCAGATGATTCAGGCGTACTGCAACCGTCATTTCGTGCAACAGGGATCGGTGAGCGCACGGACGTTGGTTGCTTCGACTCCGTGGATGATCGAAGTTGACGACATCTCCACTGCCACCGGTCTGATCATCAAAACCGATGAGGATGCTGACGGGACGTTTGAAACGACGTGGGCTTCGACCGACTATCAGTTGGAGCCGTTGAACGGAAAGTTGGGTGGGCAGGATTGGCCATACACCCGGATTCGTGCAATCAAGGCTCGTGAGTTCCCGTTCGATTATGGGCAGGCGTTGGTGCAGGTGACTGCCCGTTGGGGTTGGGCGAACCCGGCTGATGCTGCTCTCTACATTCCGCAACCGGTCACCGAGGCAGCGTTGATTCAAGGTGTGTCCGTGTTCAAATCGGCTGAGGCTCCGTTGGGCATCGCCGGGTTCGGTGACATCGGCATCATGCGGTTGCGTCAGGCGATGCATCCGGTGGCGATGGCTTTGCTCGCCCCCTACCGACGTGAACAGGTGCAGGTTGCCTGATGGCAGCAACGCTCGCCCAGATCGCTGACGGGCTGGAAACACGGTTGGCGACCATCACTGGTCTCCGAGTGTTCGACCATGTGCCAGACGTGTTCGCACCACCGTGCGCTTTCGTGTTCCCAGACTCAATCGAATACTGGAACGGGTTTGCTGGTGGGAACGCTGAACACACCTACATCGTCACGGTGGTGGTCGGCAGAAACTCGGATCGTGCGAACCAGAGAAGTCTCTACCAGTATTTGGGATACTCTGGTGATCTGTCGATTCGGCAGGCGATCGAAGCCGACCGGACGTTGGGTGGCGCAGTTCAAACTCTGCTCATTGAACGTGCCGACAACGTGCGGATGATCTCGCAGGCTGATGCTAACTATTTGGCAGCAGATTTTCGGTGTAGGATTCACGCATAGGAGTCAGACATGGCAAAGTTCAAAGTGGTTGGTCCTCACAAGGTTGCTGGCGTGATGCCGGGTGGAACCCTTGACGATGACGATTTGAAGGGTGCGAATGTGGCACACTTGGTGTCATCGGGGCATATCGCCCCGGTGAAGGCCGTGAAGTCGGCCCCGACAAAGGCTGTTGAGGCCGAAGAAACCCCAGAAACTTCTGATGAGGAGAAGTGACCTAACATGTCAAAGTTTGTTCTGACCAACCCGGAGATCACGGTCAACTCAGTCGATCTCAGTTCTGCGATTTCGTCAGTGACCGTGACGGAGAGTTTTGCGGAAGTGGCCACAACCGCATTCGGGGACACGGCTGTCACTCGGATCGCCGGTCTCGGCGACCACTCCATCTCGCTTGACTTCCACGAGGACTTCGCAGCCAGTCAGGTCCACGCCACCATTGCTGATCTCGTGGGGAGCACGACCACGGTGACAGTGAAGCCCGTGAACACCACCACGTCTGCCACGAACCCGTCGTTCTCCATGACGGTGCTTTGCACCGAGTGGCCCCTGCTGAACGGATCGGTCGGTGAACTCGCTTCGGCTTCGGTCACTTGGCCAGTGTCCGGTAGCATCACCACCGCCACCTCGTAATCAAACCTGAAAGGTACTGCCCATGATTGCAATGAAGTTGGAGGTCGTCACCGAGGACGGCTCTGAGGGAGAGTTCCCGGTGACGCCGAAGGTGCAGGTGGAGTTTGAACGCAACTTCAAAACCGGTATCGGGAAGGCGTTTGAACAGGAAGCCAAGATGGAGCACATGTATTGGCTCGCATGGAAGTCGATGCATATGGCTGGCAAGGTTGTGAAACCGTTTGACGAATGGTTGAACAAGGTTGTGTCGGTCAACGTCGTCAACGAGGGTGACCGCCCTTTAGACGGGACAGCCTGACATATCTGATTGCTTCCATCTCTGTTGAGACTGGTCTGCCACCTGAATCATTGATGGCAGACAGTCACATGTTGCGTGCGATAATGGCGTACATGCAAGATCGTGCGAAAGAGGCGAAACGGAGAAAGTAGTGGCAATCAGTTTGTCATCTCGCCAGTTGTCCACTGGTGGGTTGGAGATTCAAGGCAAGTTGGTCAACGACCGACAGTTGCTCAGGAAACTCGCCAACTATGACAAAGAGGTAGCCACCCAGATCCGTTCGGATATCAAACAGTTGGCTGCACCGTTGGAGGGACGTGCCCGGTCGATTGCTTCAACTCGTGAACCTCCGTTGTCGAACTGGACTGAGACATGGGGACGGTTGAAGTGGACTAGCCAGTCGGCATCCAGTTACAGCGTGATCTTGGGGCGTAGCGGTATTCGTCGTCAGAGCGGTGAGAAGATCATTCCGTTGCTGGTGTTCAAGTCGAAGAATCCTGCCGGGTCGGTCTATGACTGGGCTGGCAGGAAGAATCCCGGCAACCGTCTTGCGTTCTCGTTGGAACGGGTCGGACTCGGATTCGACTACATGAAGGGTGCGAAATATTCCCGTGTCCTGTTCCCTGCGTATGTTGCGGAGAAGCGTTCGGTCATCCGGAACATCAACCGTGCGTTGGATAAAGTTGCGAGGAGACTGAACAGGGAACTGGGCAACTGAGATGGCGAATCAACCGAACATCCCAATCACATCGTCGTTCAACGACAAGGGCATTCGTCAGGCTGAACGTGAGTTCAAGGGTCTCGCCGACACGATCAAAAAGGCTGGTTCGGGGATTTCGTCGGCAGGACAGAGCCTGACCCGGAACCTGACTGTCCCGATCGTCGGGATGGGCGCAGCGATCATCGCCACCTCAGGCAACTTTGAAGCCGGAATGAACCGTGTGCGTGCGGTCAGTGGCGCAACCGGTGACGACTTTGAAGCGTTGCGTGAACAGGCGAAGATGTTGGGTCGCACCACCCAGTTCTCGGCGACGCAGGCTGCTGATGCGATGGGCTTCCTCGCAATGGCAGGTTTCGACGTTGACGAGATTCTGGGGGCGATGCCGAACACGTTGAATCTGGCAGCAGCAGCCCAGATCGATCTCGGCACCGCAGCCGACATCACGTCGAACATCATGTCGGGTTATGGCGTCCAAGTTGAGGATCTGGCTGCTGCGAACGATGCGCTCGTCAAGACGTTCACGTCAACGAACACGACGTTGGAAATGCTCGGTGAGTCGTTTGTGTATGCCGGTCCGGTTGCGTCGGCAGCAGGCATCCAGTTTGAGGAGGCTGCTGCTGCGATCGGTCTCATGGGCAACGCCGGTATTCAAGGGTCGATGGCTGGCACGTCGTTGCGTGGTGCCATCACACGACTGTTGACGCCTTCCAACGAGGCGAAAGACATCATGAAGGAACTGGGACTGAACGTCCTAGATGCTGAGGGCAATCTGGTGTCGATGGAGGAGATCGTTCGCCAGTTGGAAACGTCTGGTGCGAGCACTGCCGACATGATGGAGATCTTCGGTCAGCGTGCCGGTCCTGCGATGATGGCTCTCGTTTCGCAAGGCTCTGAGGCTCTTGTCGATCTGACCACCGATTTGGAGAACGCTGGCGGTACCGCCGAGGAAGTTGCGTCCATCCAGATGGAAGGCTTCAACGGTGCGATGACCGAGTTGAAGTCCGCTGCCGAAGGTCTGATGATCGCCATCGGTGACGCAGGACTGTTGGCGTCCATGACAAGTCTTGCCGAGCAGACAACGGTGTTGACTCAGAATCTTGCGTCGGTGGATCCGGAGTTGTTGAAGATGGCGACGATCACCGCTGGTGTCGTTGCAGCGGTCGGACCTGCTCTGATAGTGATCGGCAAGTTGGTCACCCTTGTCGGCATGTTGGCGAACCCGATCGGTATCGCTGTCATCGTGATCGGAGCGTTGACCGGAGCGTTCATCTACGCATATCAAAACTTTGAGGAGTTCCGAAACGTCGTTGACAGAGTGGTTGCGACCGTCACCGATTTCGCTCAGAACGCTTTGGTGTGGTTGCGAGATGCCTTTGAGAAGATCGAACCGACATTGCGACGTGTCGGAGAGATCGCCAGCGAAGTGTTCGCCACTGTTGTTGCTGCGGTGCAGGATGCGATTCCACCGATTGTTGATTTCATCACCGGTGTTGTTGAACGGCTGGTTCACATTTGGGGTGTTGTTTCGGCTGCGGTGTCCGACTTTGTTGCTGCTGCGATTGAGACATTGACACCGTTTGCCCAATGGATGCAGGACAACGTGTTCGACACGATCGTTGCGATTGTTGACTTCCTTGTTGAAGTGGTGAAGCGTGTCGGCAAGATGTTGGAACCCACCATTGAGTTCATCATTGGACTGTTCAAGCATCTCGCCGGAATGGTGGTTGATGCGGTGCAGGGAATCGTGACGGTTCTGCGTGCATCATTTGAAACTTTGATTTCTATGTTCAAGGGGTTCGCAGGTGTGGTGCAACCGATTTTTGAGACCCTGTGGGAGACCTTGAAGTTCATCGTGGTGGTCGCATTTGAGTTCATTGAGAACACGATCGAAGTTGCATTGGCTGTGATCCGGGGCATCTTCAACGCTGGCGCAGCACTCTTCAAGGGTGACTTCGGTGCTGTGTGGGACGCACTGAAAGACATGGTGGAGGACGCCTTCAATGCGATCGGCGATTTCATCAGTTCATGG